CGTTATAAGTGTCATAGTCAACACAAGCTATTCTGATATTATTTCCCCATGCTCCTCTCGAAGAGGCAATTAGATAGAAGGGGATAATTCCAGAAACAGTAACTTCATTAGGAAACTCATCTGGATCTTCACTCGCAAAGTCACTTAATTTGTAAGCATTTTCTGTAGTGAATGGAGAGAAAGCGTATGTTGGCCCACCCGAAGCCGCCTTTGTTCCAGCAAAAGTTGCTGATGTTGGCATCGTTCTCGTGCAGTATAGAGCTGATCCATAACGTAGGAATCCAACAGCTGATAGAATATCCTGATAACAGGATGCATCAGACGTTGGTGAGCCAAAAATAGTAATTAAATCATTGACTGTTGTTATCAACTGCTTTTTCTTCTCAGGACCCTTATACGTGTTTCTAAGAATTATTACACCTACTGAAGTGGCTACTGCTGGAATAGTAGTAGTCAAATCAATTTCATTTACATCGACTAATGGTGATAGATAAAAAGCCATAATATATTCCTCCTATATGGTTGCCAATACTCTCATTTTTATTACTATTTATATTTATACATTAAATTATTTTCAACAAATTTCAAATCTATCATAAGCAAAAGTAGCAGAACACTCTACCTGCGATTCACCTTCTCTTTGCGATAAAACCACCTCACCAAGACTCTGAATCCACACGTTCTTAAAAGATAATTTCATAACAGAAGTTTGAAAATTATCAAAAATCTTTAAAGTGCAATCTACACTATATTTATATGGAGTATTGCTTGGAACATCATAATTATTTGAGATCATTGTTAACCAATTAAATAGATATTGCCAATTAGTGTAATCAGCATCAACCATGAAATTTATATTCCAGCTATCAAATGTAATTCCACCGGGATGAAAATTCATTTTATTACCTTGCCATCTTGAGTCTATCTGATCAAGGGATACTCCTGGAATAACAGTTCCATATATATTCAATGTCAATTCACGCATAGTATCTGGTGTTGAATCACTTACTATAGTTGGAATTACAAGTTGATAATTTGTTGGTGTTGCTCTATTGATATTTGTCATTCAAATACCTCATAGTCAAATAGTATTTTAGCATCTTCATCATATCCAAGACCTTCAAATAACATAGCCTCAGAAGCTAACATCTCGGCTCCAGAAACAATTACTGTCTCTGTTCCTCTATCTTCCCATGCTTTATCATTAGTAAATAGTCTTACTAATAATTTATCAATCATACCACTACTTATAAATACAACACCACCAGAACCCATATCAAATCCAAGACCAGGTAGTGATCCAGAACCAGATGGTGGGGTTTCTTCATAATCGTCATAAGACTCTTCAGATGAACTATCACTCGTGCTAATTATGATTGGACGTAACACGTATGTTTGAAGTGTAAATGATAATACCCATTTTATTACGCGCCAGTCCTCTTCAGCCATTTCTTCAGTAATATCAGGTGTAGCATTGTTAAGAATCACTTTAATATCCATTCTCGCACTTAATTCTGGAAAATTTATTCTGATGAAGTTGTGTGGAGCAAAGAATGGTAAAATCTGCTCAAGAATCTGGTCAATATCAACCATGTGCAAAGCCCACAAATTTAAGTTTATACCAATATTATATGGTATAGCGTTTTTGAACATCTTTAACGTTTTATTAGTTAAATCACGTTCAATGACTATTGCCTGCTCTCTATTTGTCATTCTTGTAGCATCAAAATCTATAGCTGTTATATTGGCAGACATCAATGGTAGAGTCTCATCAGTCTTTTTTCCACCTGATTGCAACCAATAGAAAGCCTTCTCTTTTGGTCCAAATGATATGGGAACTCTGATTATCTTTTTCGCATACCCATTACTGTCATATCTAGCTATGTAGATGGACCTGAATAAATCTAAAAACTGAATTAGAGATCGTCTTATACTTTTATGGAAAAAATATCCTCTCATGGCAACGCTTTCATAATATCATTAAATTCATCACTTATATACTGTGGATATTTATAATATTTCAAATCTGATAAAATTTTCTTAATTCTTTTTCTAATTGGTGGATGTTCATCTATTAGTTCAGATAAAATCTCAATCACTTTTTCAAGTTTATTAGATGTCTTACGGTCCATCTTGTTTAGAGCGGATGCTAGATGAATACCAAAACCAAGTTTTGAAACTATATTGTCAGCTTCATATTCCTGTTGTTTACGCATCAATATCAATGAATAATTGCCACATAACGTTAATGCAATAAATACTAATATAGCCTGATAAAGAGGACCAAAAGCAGAAGTTGCTGTAAAAGCTAACAACAGAAAACTGTTTTTTCTTATATAGTTAACTATTGAATGTTTCTTAATATAGTGCCCATATTCGTGAAGAAGAGCCGCAAATAATTCCTCATCTGTAAGATCTTCCAAGTAATCTTCAGATATTATTATATAATCACCAATGTTAAATATATTATTTTCAACAGCACTTGTCGTAACTATCTTGAAATTCAGATCAGTATATCCATTTTCCTTAAGATATTCTTTCAATACTTTTTCATTATCTAAATCACGCTTTGTTCTCAATATTATAAATAGATATGTAGATAGAAAATCATATAAGTTTTTAGTCAATAATGCTACAGTAGCACCTGTTAACAATAATGATTCATTTTTAATATATCTCTCTAATCTACTCATTTATGAAGTTCCTTATTGATTGAAAATGTTTATATTTATTGGGTTGCCACCTATCTTCTGTAATTACTAAAAGTTCGATGCCTTTCATTTTACACTGCTCAATCTTCATTTCATCACGCTTCATTTGTATGTATTGATTATGCCAGTATGATCCATTATATTCAATAGCTTTATTTATCTCTGGTAGCCATACATCAAGTTCCAAATTATAGCCGGTATATGGATTGATGATAATTGATCTATCACAAACAATGATTTCACCATTATATAAAGTTTTTATGAAATTAACAATCTCTTTCTCCGGTCCTGATTGTTTATCCAATGGACATCTATGTCCCTGTTGAAAATCATTGAATCTTATTTTTATATGGTGCCCATCTTGGCACATAACATCAAGTAGTTGCCTATTATCCTTGTAAGATGTTGATAATAGTTTATATCCTTCTTTCTCAAAAAATTCTCTAACATGATCTATCCGATGCCTTGTTGTTCGATTCAATTTTTCTTCCTTATAGCATATCCTACAACCATGTCCATTCCTGAATCTTGGAACTGTTGTAATATAAGGATTATGGTTCTTATCACATTGCACTAATATATTCCTACTTCCATTATACTCTATAAGTTTATATCCTCTTGTATTAAGCAATTCTTCTATCTCTGATATTGTTATTTTAGCAACTCCACTACATATTGGACAGCTAGCCTTACGCTTAAAATCAGCAAATCTTACTAATCTTCTATGCCCTCCTGGACATTCAACATCTATTTTTACAGATGATTTAATAAACTCACCATATAATTTGAAACCTACAGATTCACAATAGTTTCTAACGTCTCTTGTTGTTATTCTTCTCATTTCAAATATATGCTATTGTCAATATCAGAATAATTATCAATACTATCTGATTGTTCTTTAATCCACTCATTATCACCAAATCCAGACATTGGAACTGTTTCAGTATATATATCAGTTGCACTTTCTGATTGTTCTGAAAATCTGTAAGGACGTAGAATAAGAATATATATCATTTTCTTCAACTGAAAGATTCTGTCATCATCATCAACATGAACAACTTCAAATTCTCTATCCAACCATTTTATATATATTACATCCCCAATATTCGGCGTTAATGTTCTTGATATATCTCTATTCCATGTTCCCATTGGGATATGGCATGTTATTATATCACCCCCAAACATTCCGAATGAGCTCCAGAGATTGGGCTCTTCACCAACGTCATATATTACTTTGGTGGTGATAGCATCTTCAAATTCTGTATTGGTATGTTCCCCATATAGTGGATCATATGGGATATTAGATTTACGTCTCCTATACTCAACTTCAATACCAAAAATATCAGTATATTCCATTATATAGTTCTGGATTAAATCATGTTCTTGATTAAACTGTAGATCATATACTGTCCATTTAGGTTTTGTTAAACCTGTATTATTAAGTCGTGGCATTATTGATCTCCAAGAAATTTTCTCAATTTTTCCATTTCACCTTTTTGATTATTTTTCCATTCATTATGCCATATAATATATAAGTCTATGTTTTGTTTATTACAATATTCCTTCTTTATTCTGTCCCTATATAAGGTATCCGCATCGTTATGATAATACTCTCCATTGAACTCTATAGCTTTTCGCATTGATGGTATCCATATGTCAAGCTCTAATGGATATCCAGATATAGGATTTCTTATTACTGATCTATCATTTTCAATAATAATAGTGTTTTTCAGCCATTTTCTAATAATATCAACAACCTTTTTTTCTTCTTTTGAATATCTTTGTTGTTTACTACACTCTGGGCATCTAACTTTAGCGTTAGTAAAATGATTGAATGTTGTGATGTATGGTGGATGATTTTTATTACATTGAACTAATATCTTAGATACATTATTTATATATTTTTCTGATAATAGTGTATAATTTTCATTAGCCAAAACAGATTTAACATATTCGATGCTATTTCTATATTTTTCAATATTACATAACATGCATCTCTTGCCCTGATAAAAATTACCGTATGTAACTTTATATTGATGTCCCCTTGGGCAAGAAACTTCAATCAATTCTTTAGATGATATATATTTGTCAGATATTAACTTATATCCATGTTCTTCAATCTTATTTTTGACATATTCATATGTAAGTTTCTTCATTCTTACCCCTGTAATATAGGCCAACCCTCGAAAACTTCTTCACTTTTAAGTTGTTCCTCAAGTCTTTCAATTTCCTCTCTACTTTCACTTATCAACAAATCACCGTCTAACTGCACATTCATGTTTCCAAGTCCCTGAAATGAAGCAAATTTACGCCTAATCATTCCAAGATTATATTTTGATAAAGCTGTGGCATAATCAAATATCCACATGTTATCATATAAATCTTCATCAGTTCCTTCAATAGTATAACATTTCAAAAGGATAAACCCTGGGCTTTCATACACAACATCATCAACTGTTATATAAACTCCAGTAGGTGGTGTTGGAGAAAGTTCTAAGGTGTTTGTATAACGGTGATACTTGTAGGTATAGGTATCTACTACATATCTTTTTAATGTTTCAAGGAAGTCTCTTGCAATATGATATGACACTATGGTAAATTCTGATGGGGGCTTACCTCTACCAAGTATCTGATCAAACATGCCGAGATTATACATATAATTCGTCATAGTGAATAATTGGTTTATGCCCCCAAGCGATTGTGTTTCATAGGATATGACTTCAACGACATCACCCGGTAAATCATAAGTATCAACACCACCAGATAACATAAGAGTATAATATGTTTCTTGTGTTGCTTGACCAACTGCCCATCTTATGAATTTTTGTCTTGCATAATCAATGTTATCTATTATTGTGGCATCTTCCAATTCAATTTTTACCATTGGATAGCCGAGTCTTCTTTTTATTTTCTCAATAAGATCTGATTTTTTCATATATAGCTCCACCAAATGATTCTATATTCTATTTATAATTTATTTAAGAAGCCATGAAAAATCCTCATCATCCTTATTAGTATCCGATATGATTGTCCAACTATCATCTTCATAATCAACTTCTTCTTTTTGTTTATTTTTCAACGCATATGATTCTTCAAAAATATCCATTTCAAGAGCGAAACAAGCCCAATATAATGCTGAAACACAATCATCATTAGTATCTTTACCAAAGTATCTATTATTTTGTTCAATGAAGTTCGATAATTCAAAAATTGTATCTCTATCTACTAATTCTAATGAACCATCTTCAATAAGTCTCTTCATTAACAATACAGCTCTGGGTTTGTTTCTTGTCGTTGACCTTATTCCAAGATCAGTAGATTTTGATCCCGAATTTACAAGGTTATCATTTTCAAATTCCCACCATAATCTATTTACAACAACTGCACCCTCAGCATTATTCTCAACCATTATATAAGCATTATTATAATAATATGATAAATTATTGACAATTTCTGAAAAAGTATAAACATCCACTGTATTATTTCTATATGTAGCAACCTGTTGAAGTTTTATCGGTTTTAATGATTTAAGTCTCAATATCTGGCATACTGAATAATTTTCTCCAGTTCCTTTTGCTGTATCGACACCAATTATATAAACTTTGTCAGTATCTGGCTTACAGTAAATAGATAATTTATTGTTCATTTGTCTTTCTATTGGTTCAGTAATACATGCGAATAAATCTTCTAAGCAGGTAGAATCAATTACAGTTGATACTGAACCAAGAAACTCGCATTCATATTCCTGTCTAAATCTTCTCAAACCAAGATTCTTCTTTTGTATTTCAGCCCATTGTTCATCTCTACCTGGAACAACACGCCAGTCATATTTTAATGCTATAAACTCATTTTCTTTCTTCTCAGCTAAAGAATATAGTGTATGAAACTGATTAAACATACCACATGGCGTTGATATTACAATTATTTTTGATTCTGATGATGCTGAAATAGTTGGATAGTTAGCTGACCAGAAGTCATCTGCAATATGCTTTCTAACAAATGCATACTCATCGGCGATTAGAAGATTTATGGTTCTACCTCTGAAAGCATCAGCTGACGTTGCAGATACGAGTATCTTGCTACCATTATCAAATTCTATCATCATCTTACTATATGTAACAACACCAGGTTTCAACCATATAGGCAACTCTTCATACATTATTGATATTCTACGTAAAATATCTATTGCTGAAGTTTGTTTATTGGATACGATACCGATTGTCTTATTATCATTGAAGATAGAATACCATAAGGCATAAGCACCAACCACTGTTGACTTTCCACTCTGACGTGATAACAAAAATACACAAAATCTATTATTGAGAATTGTTTCTATTAGTTTTCTCTGATAATCATATGGTTCAAATGGTATTCTTCCTTTATCAGGATGAACTATGATAACATATCTTAGAAAATACCATATATCTTCCGAACACCTCTTCAAATCCCGAATCTCATCTATGGTATATTCATATTCCTGTAAAGGCTTTTTTATTATATGATTATATCTAATACTCAAGACAACACCTCCATAAAAAATAACCCAATAGGTTATAAATACCTATTGGGTTTAACACTTCTAATTTAGTTTAGTTATTCTTTTGAATGAAGTTTTTATCTTCATTAACTAAAAATACTATATTCTTATTATCTTTTATAGTTTGTAAATATATGGGCCTTCCCCACAAATAATAGATATGCTTCATTGTTTCAATGGCATTTTTAACATCTAATGACAGGCCAGCGTATCGGTGCACCAAATACATACTACCATCTGATTTATAATTACCATCAACAATTTCTATTTTAGGAACACCATTATGAGAATAGGCTGTTATTATCATCTCTCTTATCTCTTCTGGAGTATGTTTTGTCCTTACATAATCATAAGTATAGGGTGTTTCTACAATTTCATATATATACAAATCAAGTTTATCAACCAAATCAACGGTTAGAAAATCCATCATAAAAAACCAATCAGTATATGAGCTAACTACATCCCTTATCTTTTCAAGACCTTTACCTTCTTTTGTATCCCAGTTGGCTTTTTGGTGCCAATCAGTGCATTGCTCATATTCTTCCCCATGTTTTCCCTTATCCCATCTCTCTTTAATATCCTCAAAAATACCACAACCTAATAGATATGGATTCAGCCTAAAGTAATTCTTTGCCTTTACTAATGAATTTGAATAGTTATATTGACCATGTTCTTCATTATTCAACAATCCTTCTCGGAATAATTGTTCCATTATATATTGATGAACAAATGTTGCAAATCCTTCATGTATCATCTTTGTTCTCACTATAGGCCAATAATACTGACCTTCAATTCGTAGTGTTTCTAATATATCCGCCTGCCAACTATCGAGTATTTTTGAGTTATCAATTATGTATCTTAGAATGTCCTCTGCTGGTTCAATGGGTGTTTTTAACTTTATTTCTTCCCATAGCTTCTTGTTAAATTCTTCAATATCACTTGGCTTTGTTTTGTTCTGTATCAAATCCCCAAATCCACTATATGGCGTTATAGCTACCATTTTCTTTTGTTCAAACACTCTCTTCTTTCTTTCATCTTCTGTTTCTGTTTCAAACGGACTAGAATGCCATTGTAGTGCATGACCAGCATCAACAGTCTTCTCTACATCATCAATACCATAGATTTTTTCATACTCATTGAATCTAATACTGGCGTTATACAGGTGATCCATAATATCATATCTACTATTTTTGAACCATTTATTCATTCTAAACACTGCACTGTGACCATAGCAATGAGCCATTACCAATACTTGAACTGCAAATGTATTAGTATTCATTAGATATGCTCGTGCTGGATTGGAAAATATGATAACTTCATAAGGTATATTATCATCAACATTTTCATAAATTGTTCTTCGTCTTTCATAATTTCTTCCATATTTCCAAGAGCTTATATTAGTAGGTATTCCATAAGCCATAATTTCTAGCATTTTCTGATATGGCACAATATCCCATTCTATAGGAATAAAATTCAATTTCAAATCATCACTAATAATTTGAACTATTCTATCTTCAATTTTAGAAAGTCTCTGAAGGTTAGATCTATTCATGATGTCCTCATTTCTTTTTTGTAAACAACAAATGTTTTAGTGCTGGATATACGTCTTCTTTACTTGTTATCTTACATGCTAGAACATGATTATTATTGTCTCTATAATAGCTCTTATTGTTCTCTGTAGTTACATCAAAATCAAAGCATTCTTTAATTGCATCAAAAAGATCACCATTATGCGATGAATTATTGGGTGTTATCTCTAAATATCCCAACATATTGATCTCTTTTTCAATTAAGCGTTTTATAGATGCTATTGTTTTCTCAACGTCAAAATCCTCACCATCACTACAATAGATAACATATTGATTCCACATCTCTATTGGATATTTTGTGTCTATAAGATAACTCGCTAAATCGAATGCTGTATGACAGTATGTTCCACCAGATTCACCACGATGGAAAAATGAATCTTCATCTACAATCTTGGCTTCTGTGGTGTGAACTATAAATTCGATGGCTACATTTTTATAAGTCTTCTTCAAGAATTGGACTAACCAAAATAGAAATGATCTGGCGAGATACTTTTTATCTGAACTCATTGAGCCAGAAACATCCATCATTGCGTATATTACACAATTTGAATGGGGTTCCGTTTCTTCATCTATTTGTTTGAATCTTAAATCATCATCTTCTATGAAAAAGCTAGGATCAATACTTTTATCAACCTCATTATCCTTAATAATTCTTATAGCTTCCTCAAGATCACCTTGTGCTTGTGTTAAAGCTCTGTAGGCATCATCTTCTGAACAATTTGTTTCGTTCATGATTTCAGAAACATAGGCAGCCATTCTCTTTAGTGATTCATAGATTGTTCTCTTTTTGTGGACTCTCGGCTGAATACCAACTCTTGAAATACTGTCAAATTTCCATCCAACAGGAATAACCTCTTGAATCTTTGTCTTTTCTTCAATATAAGGCAATCCAAGATCTTCAAACATTATATTGATCAAGTAATCAATATCAACTTCGGTTTCGATTATATCATCACCTAATTGATCACCGGCCTTACCACTCCCTTCTTGACCCCTCTGTTTCCTACCTATTACATCACCTGGTTTTGCTGGTCCTTGTCCAGCTCCTAGTTTAGACTCATTATCAATACCATGAGTAAATTTATAGTCTTTCAATCCACGAACGGGGATTTTTATAGTTTTACCGTCTTTACTTGTGATTATTGATTCTTCAGCAATTACATCCTTTATATTACTGCGAATACTATTCTCTATTTTATCCCTATGTCTTTGAATATCACGTCTTGAACGACTTGATAAATCCCATTCTTTATGTTCAACAATGCTCATTTCTTAGCTCTCTTTTCGCAATACTTCAGACATAAAGGAAAGAATGACCTCAGCACAATGCTCACAATAACCCTTCTCAATTAGTCGATCAAATACATCAGCCCTACGCTTTTTCATCTTCTCATCAGTAATGACCTTATTAGCAAGTGTAAGGTTTACCAAATCCTTTAAAGACTTAATTAGATACTTCTCAATAGCCTCTTTCAAAGGCGGATAATCCTTGAATGTAAAGGGCTGACCTCGTTCAAGTAAAGTAGCTTTATGAACAAACAGTCCCTGTCTAAACTCCATCTTACTATTAGATGGAACACCTACCAATTCCTCTAATTGTCTCATAAGCTTCTCATCTGGATCATTGATTTCACCAGTAATTGGATCTTGAACTTTCTCCTTCTTACAGTAAGCTGAAGCATTGAGTATGTAATTATCAAATAGAGACTGAGCCTGTTCATCATAAGCTGAAATAAAAGCCATATTCACTTCTTTACGAACGATCTCCTTAAATTCAGCAGCAATAGACTCCTTCTCTCCCAATAGAAGATTAAGATATTTCTCCTTGTCTTTTTCATCAATTCCCATCTGATGATCAAATGTCTTATGAAGTGATCTAATTATATCAACTGGTGTTACGCATTTCTTATCTTCCTTCATTCCAAGAGCGACATTCAATGCGTTAATGATAAATCGTGGGCTGATACCAGTGAGACCCTCACCTTTAGCTTTACCTTCTTCTCTCAAAGCTCTTACATCAACTTCATTCTTCCTCCTACTTTCTGTCATTTCACCATTGTATATCTTCATTTTTTCAATAAGAGATGAAACTTTAGTAGATGGTGTTAAACGACTAAGCACAGCAAATTGAGCTGCCAATTTGAGAGTATTAGGAGCAATATGAATATCACGGAAATCAGATTCTTTAATCAATTTTTCATAAATTTTTATCTCATCATCAACACGAAGGTTCCAAGGAACGTAAATTGGATAAATCCTATCATGTAATGCTTCATTCTTCTTCTCATTCTTAAAAGTATCAAACTCCCAGAAGTTAGTATGCCCCACAATAAGAGTATCAATATACATCTGTGGGAATCCAGGGGCCTTAATCAATTGCTCCTGAGCAGCTGGAATTAGAATGTAATGAAATTTTATATCAGCCTTCAAAATTTCGATATATTCAATCATGCCACGATTAGCGATCTGAAGCTCACCGTTAAATTCATAGGCTCTTGGATCAGTTTCACCATATCTTGTCATTTTAGACATGTTTATACGTCCAATGAGCTCTGTAATGTCTTGACTCTTCGCATCCGATGGAGCAAATGTCCCAATACCAGACCTCCTCTGTTCTGAGAAGAATGTTCTAACAACCTTTACATCTTCCCACTTTACAACGCCATTTTCAGTATATTCATTATCTACCATAAACTGGCACATAGGACACAAATTACCTTCAATCTTAACACCAAGCTGCTCTTCCCAATAAGGCCTATCTGCCATTGGTATCAAATGCAATGGATCTTCATTTATTGGACATCCCTTTATTGCATAAATTGGTGTATCATCAGTCTCTAAACCACGTTTAATAAGTGCTGCAATAGTGGATTTTCCAGAAGAAACAGGGCCAACAAGAATTAGAATACGCTTTCCAGTTTCGGTTCTTCGAGCTGCAGCTTTAAGAAACCTCATTAAATCATGAATCGGCTCAAGAGCTCCAAAAATTTTGCCATCAAAAAATTTGTATCTTACCAAATCATCATAAGAACGAGTCTTCAACTCATCGGGCACTTCTTCAACACCGTGCTTAATTATCATATTATATATTCTACCTGGTGCAAATTGCGCAATATCGGGATTATCCTTCACTAAATATAGATAATCCAATACTGTCCCTTCCCAATTAGAAGCACCTTGTTTAGACCGCTGTGTTTGAATAATTTCTTTGAAATCAATTGTGTTATTCATTACATTCATTGCCTCTCTCTTCATATTTTTCAAGAAGTTCAACTTCTTTAGAATCGCCTTTTTTCAATTCTTTCAAAAGAGTTTCTCTATCAACGATTAAAATGTTTTGTTGATTGAATGTCGTTGATGACTTTTTAGCATTGCTCATAAGATCTATTTGTTTTTCTCTCAATTTTATTGATTCCATTTTTAATTGTAAATCAACTATTTGATTACTAATAGCTCCAATTGTTGATGCAATATTTGTTATAGAATCAACCATCTTTGAAGCAACCTCTGCCATTCGAGCGGAAAAATTACCATTTTCCATCTCTCTAATAATTCTATCTAATACAAAATTTGCCTTTACAACATTCTGCTGCAATATTGTTTCTGGAGAAGATGGTGCATTTGAAAAATCAAACTCAACATCGACAGGCTCTTGAGTTATACCAAATTCTTCTTGTAATCGGCCAATATCTATTTCAG